TGGCGGAGCACCACGGAGATTTTTTCCAAACCATTTTCACAAAAAGGCCTTATTTCAATCCCGTTAATGAAGCACTTGACCAACTTGGAGATAGGTAACGCTTTGGGTGTTACACCGCAACGGGTCAGCGTGTTAAAGCGTGACGGTATGCCCACGCACTCAATCGAGGCCGCAATGGCATGGCGAACGAACCGCGAGGAGTCACGCAAGGCTCACGCTCCGGTAGTTGACGCGGCGCAGCTCGATGACGGTTCCCTGGCTGAACGTATCCGCAAACAAAACGAAGACGTCAGTCGGGCCCGAGACATCTGGCGGGCGGCGATGGAGCAAGGCGATCCAAACCAGGCCAAGTATCACACGCAGTTTAACCAGGCTACTTCCAAACTCCTCGACCTTGAGGCCGAGCAGGAGCGTCGCCTTATCCTTTCCCGAGACTACATCACGGCAAAGGAAGCCTCTGAAGCGATGCGTCAACTGACCGCCGAGTTCGTCAACCGTCTCGACAAGTTAGCGCTCGATGTGGCCGAGGCCTGCAACCCCGAGAACCCGGCGAAGGCCGTGAAGGCTCTCGAAGCGTGGGCACGGAAGACGCGGGAAGAACTGAGCTCCGATGAACAAGGCTGACCTGCTCACGATTGGTCGGGCGGTAATGAAGCCAGCGGACTCTGGGGACATCGTTGAGTGGATGGAGGAAAACGTGCTCGCCATCCCCGACAGTCCGATGCCCGGCCCGTTCCGCTCTGACCGTACGCCGTGGATCGCGGAGGCCTTGCGTCTGGCCGCCGACCCCGAAACGCGACTGATGACGGTCCTCGCCAGCATCCAGTCAGGCAAGTCGCTGTTCGCCCGCCTGTTCACCTGCCACATCATTGCGAACGCACCCGGCCCCTGCATGGTCCTTCAAGCCAACGACCCCGAGGCCAAAGACTTTGCCATCCGCTATCTTCGACCCGTCTGGAAGAACTGCCCGCCCGTAATGGCCCGCCTAAAGGACGAAGACCAGGACCGCTCAACGACGGCGGACTTTGACCGCATGACGGTCTACTGTCGCGGTATCTGGAATGAGTCTAATCTTCAGCGTCTATCCCTTCGCTACGTCATCGCAGATGAATGCTGGCTGGCGCCGCCTTCGCACCTCGTAGAAGCCTCGGCCCGCGTCACCGCTTTCGGGTGGATGGGTAAGCGTATCTTTATGTCACAGGGTGGTCGGGCTGGTCAGGAGTTCCATCAGCTGCACGAGACCACGGACCAGCGGGACTGGAACTTTGTCTGCCCATCATGCCAGAAATTACAGCCGTGGGTTTGGGAGCAGGTACGTTTTCCCGAGGACGCCAAAGAGGCCGGAACTTGGAACCTAGGCAAAGTGGCGACAGGCACGACCTACGAGTGCGCCGGATGTCTGACGCGTCTCCCCGATACGAACGCTAGCCGCTATGAGGCCAACCTTCACGGATCGTTCGTCGCTACCGCCGTCTCGGCCAATGTGGGGCACATCGGCCTGCATTGGAACAGCCTAGCTACGATGAGCTGGGGCGAGTTAGGCGTGATGATGTTACGGGCGAAGGAAACGAATGACACTTACGGCGACGACACTCCTCGCCGCGTCTTCAAACAGAAGCGCCTAGCCATGCCCTGGAGCGAAGAAGGTGGCGACATGGTCAATCTGGCAGAGGCCTCTGACTACGCTCTGGCGGACGATTGGGATAAAGAAGCCGTGGTGACTCCTCGCGGTAAGGTTATCGAGCGTGAAGGTGCGCCGGAGAAATGCTGGCCTATGCGGACGGCGGGTGTGGACGTCCAGCGAAGTCATTTTTTTGTTACTGTCCGCCGTTGGGCAGTGACTGGTCATAGTCGCCTCAAGGCCTTCGCTAAAGTTGAAACATGGGAGAATGTGGAAGCCATGCTGAAGGCCGAAGGCGTCCATCCTGCCCTCGTCATGGTGGACTCGGGCGACAATACCACCGTGGTCTACCGTGAGGCCACCAAGCGGAAGTGGAAGTGCGCCAAGGGGTCGGGCTCCGAAGACTTCGCCGTCACGGATCGCACGGGAAAGACCATTCGCCGTTTCTACTCCGACAAGCAGCGTATTATGGTGCCAGGTCTCCCTGAACGGGCCGAACTTATCAACTGGTCTAACTTGGCCGGCAAAGACCTGCTACACGGCCTACGCTCCCGCAAGGTTTTCACCTTCCCACGAGACGCCACGGCTGACTACGTTGATCAATTGAACTCCGAAGTTCGCATCAAGGACAAGCGGACGGGAAAGCCTCAGTGGATTCTACCCGCTGGGAAGGTCGACAATCACGCCCTGGACTGCGAACTGCTAGCCCTACTGGCCGCCGTGCGTTGGGGCATCGTAGGAAAAGAAGCTTCTGAGACTGACTTGCCTTCCGAATGAGGATGCCCATCCTAGCAATTACGGAGGTAGGTCGGGAATATGCAACGTGGTGCAATACGGGCATGGGACTCCCGGCCTGCCTCTCCCCTAATTGCCAGCCAGAGCAATAACAAATGGCATCAGGCATCTTCATTGGGCTCACGGAAGAACAACTTCTGGCTATCCGCGACAAGGCCGTCGCTATGATTACCGAGGGTAAGACTCTCATGTCATACTCAGACTCCGGGTCGAGTTCCAGCAAGGCTTTCGCCCTTTCCCCGCGTGAGATGTTGACCGAGAGCCTCTTTGCCTTGAGCAACCTCGATCCCCTGACTTATGGACGCAGGCCTCCAATCGTTTCGACGAATTGGAATAACCGCATCGACTTCTAAGCCATGCCCAAACCAGCCCCCCGCAAAAAAGTAACCGTGCCTAAGCGCACGATTGCCAAAAAAGAACCGAATCTGGCCCCGCAGGCCTCGTTCCAGGGCTGGCAGTCCACGGGCATCACGCGGATGCGTCGTTCGCTCTACGGTGCGGCGCCTCAAGACCTCCGTCGTGATATGTCGGCCTATGACCGTCTTGCGATGGTCAAGAAGTGTCGCTGGGCGGAGCGGAACAGCGGTCTTTTCAAGACCATCCTAGGGGACGTGGTACTTTTCACCGTGGGTGATGGTATCAAACCCCAGTCGCACGCTGATGACCCGGCTAAGGCGAAGATGTACGAAGAATACTTCATCGAGAAAGCCAAGCGCATCGACATCACGAACCGCTTCTCATTCTGGCAGGCTCAAGCGATTATGATCCGTGCGATGGTCCGTGACGGTGACTCCTTCATCGCCAAAGTGCGTAACGCCAACGGTGAAGCCAAACTCCAACTGATGGAAGGCCACCGCGTCGGTAACCCTATCCAAGGCGAAGTGCCTCCCACGGGTATGCATGACGGCGTGCAGTTCGGCCCCTACGGCGAACTTATCTCATTCAACGTCTACAAGTCTGACGGCACTGACCGCTCAATCTTGGCCCAGTCAATGATGCACATCGTCGACCACGAGTACGCATCGGGCGCCCGTGGCGTCCCCGTCCTTCAGCACTCGCTGAATACAATTCAAGACGAGATGGACATACTAGAGCTCGAGAAGCTCGCCGTTAAAGACAACGCCGACGTTACCCGCGTCATCAAAAAGACCGGAGGCTATGTCGAAGGTGACCTCGCAGCTGAACTCGGTGCAGGCCTTGCGTCCAACTACGAAAACATTCACGCCCGAATGGGCGGAAAACTTTTAGCCCTTGAACCAGGGGAGGACTTCCAATCCTTCTCATCTAATCGTCCTTCTCCTGCGTTCACTGGCTTCCTTACGGCCCTCCGCCGAGAGATTGCGGCTGGGGTGCTACCCTTCGAGTTCGTCGACGACGTTTCAAAATTAGGCGGTTCGTCGGTTCGCCTAATTACGGCTAAAGCGGCCCGCGTCTTTGGAAAGTATCAAAATATCGTCATCGAGCAGATGTGCATCCCAACGTGGGGTTACATTATCGGTCAGGCCATCGCTGACGGTGACCTCCCCGACGATCCAAACTGGGCACGCACTTCGTGGACTACGCCTAAGAGCGTGACGGTCGACGCAGGCCGTGACGCGGCTAACGACCGCGCAGACGTAGAGCTCGGTCTCCTATCGATGAGCGAAATCTATACTCAGCGCGGCCTCGATTTCCGCACAGAGATGGAGAAGCGAGCCAACGATATGGCTTACATTACGGCTCTAGCAAAAGAGCACGGCCTTCCCTTCGAGCTACTCTACAAGCCTCAGAATGTTCAGCCTGGTTCGATTGATCCATTGGCTCAAAACCCTGTCGAAACTACCCCAACCCCTTCTAACGAATAATATGCGCTTCTTAACTAATGGACTCTCCGGCCGTGAGCCTTTGCTCATCGACCCATCCAAGGCCAAGGCCCACGCTGACCTCTCCGAGAAGTTTGGTTTCACGGATATGCTCTCGCAATTATTCGGACAGGCCCCCACGGCTTACATCACTGAGGACGGTACGGGCGTGGTCCCCATCGTCGGCGTGATTGGTAAGGGTCTCACCCCGATGGAGAAGATGATGGGTGCGGTAGACCTCAACGATATCACGATGGCGCTGGATACGATGAAGGCAGACCCTTCCGTCAAACGCATTGCCCTGCAAATCTCTTCCCCTGGCGGTACGGTCACGGGCGTCGAAGAGGCCGCCAACCTTATTCGCAACATTGGGAAGCCCACGATGGCTTACACCGATAGCGAGATGGCATCAGCCGCCTATTGGCTTGGCTCAGCTGCGGATCGTGTAGTCGCCAGCCCATCCTCTACGGTGGGTTCGGTCGGTGTATATATGAATCTCGTGGATATGTCCAAGGCCTACGATATGGCTGGCGCAAAGAGCGTGCTAATCAAGTCAGGCATCTACAAAGGCGCAGGCGTTGAAGGTACGACGATGACGGCCGAACAGATGCAGAACTTACAAGCCAGCGTCGACAGTATCCACGCCGACTTTAAGAGCGCCGTAAATGCCAAGCGCTCGATGGTGCAGGCCTCGGCTATGGAAGGCCAGACCTTCTCCGGCCGCCAAGCCGCCCAGAACGGTATGGTCACGGGTCTCGCGGATAACTTTAACCAGGCTGTGCAGACGTTCAATCCGGGTGGCACGTTTAACCCCAACCAGAACACGATGATGAAAGGCAAGAAAGCCAAAGCCCTCTCT